GCAAACATTTTCAAACTAAAAAAGGTAGGAGATAGTCATGGCTTGGTCTGATACCGATGCAGGAACAGGGGTAGGAGAATTTGGTGATTCTACGGCTGCCGCCATGGAAGCAGAAGCTGTAGCTGGGTCAACGGTAGGTGCGGCTGGAACCGATGATACTCCAGGAGCGACAGGGCCGCCAGGGCGAGACTATAGTCTTGAAAGCCCAACAACTAAAGGACTTGACGAAGATGAAGGTACTCTAAACCAACTTAATAGAGCCCTTGATGCGTTGGATGATAAGTCCCCTAAAACATCTACCTTGGAAGCAACAACCGAAGATGCGCTCGCCCCTCTGACAACAACTACACCTGTAATTGATGAGAAGAAAGAGCTGGACATTTGGCCTGAGTATGCTAAGGGCAAGCCCAAGGATACGAAGGATGCAAACCCTTTAACATCCAAGATGACTAAAGACCAGATAGCGACAATGAGGGCGCAGCTCACCGCAGCGGCAAGATTCACAAAAATGTTTTCAGGTCCATTCGCAGGATTGGTACCTGATATAAAGAATATGACTGATGAACAAGTTGCAGAACTAGCGAAGCACCAAAGAGATACTTTCACTGCCCAAGAAAAAGAGCAAGAGGGATTATCAACTGGGGAAGATGATCAAAAAAGACTAGAAGGAATTGCCAAAGTAAAGGAATTTAGAAAAACGTATGCATGGACTAAGGATTTAAGTGATGAAGCTGTTATGGCTTATGTGATGGATCCTAATTTGTTAAGATTGCGTTTAGACAATGAGAAGATTTTAGACCAGATAAAGGCAACTAATGAAAAGCCAACGATGGATTCTGGAATTTCAGCGCAACAAACTGTATGGAACCCAATGTCTGTATATGCGTAATGGTGTAAACACGGTGTAAATGAAGGAGTATAGAAATGTCGATAAGATTAGTTAGCGGTCAAGCTAGAGCAATGGATAGGATGTTTGAAAGAATGATGGGTTTTACTGGGCAGGCAAATCCATTAACAATGGTAGACAATGTATTTGATAGGTTTGAAAAGTTTACTAGAGAGGCTTCTCTTCCCGCTGATGGTACAGAGTTTACTTTGTATCAAATGGTTCCAACTACATATAGAGCGGAAAAACAAGAAGACGGCTCTGTTCTTTTTAAGGTTATTACAAAGAGTAAGGTAGAAGATAATGCCGATACAGCGGTGCAAGCTGAAAAACGGTAAACAGGGATGGAAGTGGGGCAGCAAGGGAAGGTGTTACCCCACTCGCTCTAAGGCTGAGAATCAGGAGAGGGCAGCCTATGCATCAGGCTACAAGGGTAAATGACACTGCCGCTTATCTCGCCTAATGTATATGCAAACACCAAGAATGCAGAAGCGGCTATTCAGTTTGCAGAGTGGTCGCTATTAGCTGATTATGATAAAGCGGTTAAAGCGTATGCTGACTGCCATAGGGATCCTAACATTGATGATAGCTTTATTAGGACTCTATGCCAGCTTGATAGGTACTACCTTGGTGTTTTTCTTTGCAATAGGCATGACATGCTGCATCCGTGGATATATGAGAGATGCAGAGAGGTAGAATCGAACAGAGATAGTTACCTGGATTTATGGGCTAGATTCCATTACAAAAGCACTATTATAACATTTTTGGGATGCATACAAGAGGTTTTATGCAATCCAGATATAACCATAGGAATTTTATCCTTTTCCGCTAAGCAAGCTAAGCCGTTTCTTAGACAGATTATGCAGGAATTTGAAGGTAATGAAAACTTAGCAAACCTCTTTAGTGATATAATATGGGACAAGCCTAGAGTCAGAGCTCCGAAGTGGGCCGAAAATGATGGGTTATGTGTAAAAAGAAAATCAAATCCTAAAGAGCAAACCATTGAAGCTCATGGGCTTGTTGATGGACAGCCAACAGGTAGGCATTTTCAGTTGATAGTTTATGATGATGTTGTAGTTCAGGACGCTGTGACAACTCCCGAACAGATAGCCAAGACTACTACCCAGTGGGAACTGTCATTAAACTTAGGGTCTTCTCATAGGCCGAGATTTCAATACGCTGGCACTAGGTATTCTTATGGTGACACTTATGGAACTATATTGCAGAGAGCCGCAGTAAGTCCACGGGTACATCCAGCTACTGTTGATGGGACAATGGATGGTGAGACTGTTTTCTTAGAGAAGGAAAGATGGGAAGAAATAAAGAAAACAACATCGACATATATCGTAGCATGCCAGCAATTATTAAACCCAATTGCTGGTTCAGATATACATTTTAGAGATGAGTGGTGGCATGAATGGGAAGTAAGGCCATACACTATGAATGTATATTTGATGTGTGATCCAGCCCACTCAAAGAAAAAGGAGTCTAATAGAACAGCGATGGCTGTTGTTGGGGTTGACTCTAACTATAATAAGTTTTTGTTAGATGGGGTTTGTCATAGGCTTTCTCTTTCGGAAAGGTGGATTTCCCTAAAAAATCTTAGGGCTAAATGGAAAAGGGCTCCAGGGGTTCGCGAAGTAAAGGTTGGATACGAAAGATATGGAGCTCAAAGTGATATAGAACACTTTAAGGAAATGATGCGCATAGAAGGAAGCACGTTTCCAATATATGAATTAAATTGGGTTGGCGGTGGTGGGTCGCAGTCAAAGAAAGATAGGATACAAAGGCTTGAACCAGACCTAAAGGATGGGTCATTCTTTTTTCCGTATCCAACTGACGAAAATAGATTAACTTCTAATCAGCAGGATATGATAGAAAGTAACCAAAAGTTTTTAAACTCAAAGAAGATTATATGTAAGGATGAGAACGATAAGTTATATGATCTTACAACTTGGATGAGGGATAATGAGTATAGATTATTTCCAACAATTCATCCAGACTTTCTTGATGCGTTATCAAGAATATATGATATGGATCCGTTGCCGCCTATGATTAGAAGAACTAAGGTTTTAGAACCTGTTAAAGAGTCGTCTTTCTGATGGCTAGAAAGTTTAGGGTTGGCGGTAGAAGAAGGTATAAGCCTATGCGTCCAGCGTATAGAATGACAAATGGTAGAATATTTTATGAGAAGCGTGGAGATAACCAAGGTGCTTATGATGTTAAATTCCCATATGTTCAAAATTACTATTGGGTTGATGGGTATACAGTAGTAGATTAATTATGGCAAGTATCACGACAAGAGCAGGAAAGGGTTCACCATTAACCCACGACCAAGTAGATGATAACTTTATCAATCTTAATGATGGGAAGATAGAGCTTATACAAAATGTTACAGCTACTGGTGTAAGCATGAATAAGAGTACAGACTATATTGTTTATCTTGATTCAGCTTCTGGAACTACTAAAAGAATCCTGGCAAGCAACTCTAGTTTTATAGAAAGAGCTATGGCTACAAAGGTTATACCAGATACTATTGAAGTATATACTGGAGACGGAATTTCTAGAATGGTAGTTCCAAGCACACTGGATGGGCTATCTTTGAATTCTATAGCAGCTCATGTGTTCACTGTGGGAAGTTCCGGGTCTACTACCGTTATGTTATATAATGAAACAGAATCTGTTGATATTTTAACTACTGGAGTAATTATAGAAGCATCTGAAAGCGATTCAAGTACTTCAGGAACTCCTCCTCTTATCAGTTCAAATAACACGGTAAATACGGCAGATGTTTTAAGATTTGATGTTGATACTATTTCAACAGGAGCAAAGGGATTAGAAGTAAGGATGACCTTTAAGTAATGGAAGATGTGAGAAGGGTAATCCTTGAGATACCAAATGAGTATGGGTTTATTTTGAAAAAGTATGGGAAGTCTATAGAAACAGATAAGGATAAATTTTATGGGTTTGCTTTGTGGAAGGTATTTAATATGACAAATTGCCGTACTATGGATGTAGTAGAGTTTAAAAAAGATTTATAACTTTGGATATAGGCAAAGAACTTTCCTTTCTTGACAAGACAGTTCAGAATAGCGTTAAGGATAATAAAGAAAATCTCATTAAAAGTTTTGGTTATTTAATGACATATTACATGAATTTATATAAGGACAATTTCTTGGGGTTTTCTATTTGGAAGAATGCTGTTTTTAGCAGTTTAAGAACACGAAGGAAAATAGATTATGGGAGAGATTGATATGATAGAATGGGCAAAAGAAAACAAAATATTAGCTTTAATCGCATGTATCATAGTTGTTTCCGTTCTTTGGCAATTGTTTTCTGGGTAATATTTTTAGCTGGATGCACAACACTAAAGAAAGCGGGACTGATCGGGGCTGGGGCTCTAGTTCCAGGTGCAATTGCCTCGATTGCGACATCGGGGACTGCGCCTGTGCTACTGGCCTCAGCGGTCGGTGCATCTGTGACCAGTGTGGGTGTGGACTTGATGAAAGGAGAGAGCATGCCTACAGCAGCTAGTTGCGCCCCTGATAACTTTTTTACATTGCTTGGTGATTTGGTCAGTATGGGTGGGTGGTTTTTGATCCTTCTGTTCGTGGTTCCCATGTTGCTCGGCTGGATTTTACCCGGTCCCCTTACGAGGAAGAAGAAGTAAATGAATCTTACTGTTTCTGTAGAGTCTCACGCTCCTTCTGTTTCTATAGGGCCAGAGATGATTCCGGTACCGGAAATATTCTGCGCTGTAAATGCAGATAAAGAAGATATAAGAAAAAATATGGAAGCTAACTTGAAGAAAGGAGTTCCTCAAGTTGTTCCTTATGAAACGCAATGGGATAAAACAGTTGCGTTAGTGGTTGGTGGTCCATCATTGAATTCCACTCTTGATTTGTTAAAGGAAAAGCACAAGAATGGAATGCCGGTGATAACGGTTAATGGTTCTTATAAGTATTGCATGGACAATGGAATAAGACCATCCGCTTTTGTTATGTTGGACAGCAGGGAATTCAACAACAGATTTGTTGATCCACCGCATAAAGAGTGTAAATATTTTATAGCATCACAGTGCCATCCATCTGTTCTTGATAAATTAGATGGATACGATACCTATCTTTGGCACACCGCTGGACAGGATGAGTATAAAGATATTTTAGATGATGAGTATGGAGAAATACATAAAGATTATTTCCCTATACTGGGAGGTTCCACGGTAACTTTAAGAGCTATTCACTTAATTAGATTACTTGGGTTTCCCAAATTTGAGATTTTTGGTTTTGATAGTTGCATCATGGAAGA